CTCAATGGGCGCACGGCTCAACCCTTTAACCGTAGTAATTACGACCGCCTCTGACAAAGAAACAGCACCGTTTGTGGAGATGCTGAAAATGTATAAAGCGATCCTACGCGGTGAGATCGAAAACGATTCGATATTTGCGCACATTTTTGAACCGGATATAGACGACGAAGAAGGGGACCCGGCGACATGGCGAAAGGTTCAGCCACACATGGGTATAACTGTTTACGAGGATTTCTATATAGACGCCTATCAAAAGGCTTTATACAGTGCGCCGGACGCATTGGAGTTTCGGACGAAGTTACTTAATGTGTTTGCAGTTGATTCGACGACGAAATGGATTGAGGCGAAGCAGATCGAAGAACGATTCAAAGGTGTTAGAATAGAGAATATCGGTACTTATCCGTTAACAATGGCGGCGGTTGATTTATCCGTTCGAGACGACTTTTCTTCGGTTACTTATAATATCTATTCGAAAGAAAGCGGCTCTTTTCATTCGTATACGGATTACTATTTTCCGAAAGGAGCTTTAAAGGATCATCCGAATCGGGAACTCTACGAAGGTTGGGCGGAAGCAGGGTATTTGATTCTTTGCGATGGCGATATTATCGACTATCAGCAAATAGTAAACGATATATTATCACGGGCGAAGTATTTGCAAATTATGGGTATCGGTTATGATCCGTATAAATCGGCTGAATTTGTGAATCTACTTTCTTATTCGGTCGGTAGTGCAAGCGAATATATTAAGCCTGTCAAACAGACATACGGGACGTTTACGAGTCCGATAGAATCGTTTGAACTTGCCTTATATCGAAATAAACTCACATTCGATCCGAACCCTATTACGCCGTACTGCTTCTCAAACGCAGTGCTAGACGAAGATAGGAATATGAATAAAAAGCCAGTCAAGAAAACGCATAACGCAAAAATTGATTCGACGATAACAAACCTAATGACATTTCATTTATTCAATAATTACACCGAGTAACACGATAAGACTATGGCATTTGAACTTAATTTAAGAATAGGACGCAACAGAGAGGAAAAACGATCTCTACCGTCCGAAGAGGAAAAAATAGTAGAAGTTAGAGATAAAACAGCTAGGGAACAACCAGTTTCGGTAAAGTCTCCCGAACAGGCTATGCGGTTATCGACTGCGTTTAGATGTACCGATATTCTTTCTGGTACTATTGCTTCTCTGCCGCTATACATCAAACGTAAAGAAGATGCCGGAAACTACAAAGTAGATGCCGAAAACGAGTTGCATTATCTGCTGACTAAAAAACCGAATAAGCGCATGAACAGTTACGACTTAATATGCAATGCGATTATTCAAATGGTTAATCGTGGTAATTCATATATCTTTATCAAGAGAATGTTCGGGGATACGGCAGAATTAATACTTTGCTCAAATAACTCTGTTACATACGATATATACAGAGACGAATATACTATTTGTGATGTAATAAATAGGATATACGGTACTTATCCGGCTGAAAGTATTATCCATCTGAAAAATAAGAGTCTCGATGGTGGGTATACAGGTGTTAGCACGATCACGTATGCAAGCACGGTTCTTTCGGTTTCTGCTAGTGCTGATAATCAGAGTTTGCGTACTTTTCAGAATGGGAGTAAGATTAAAGGTATTATTTCTGGTGTCAAAGGTGGGGGAAAGGGACTTTCTTCTGTTGGCGATAAACAGACTTCCGACGTAGCGGACCGAGTGGAAAAAGACTTTAATAACGGGAGGGATATAACTTCCGTGAGCGAGGACATGACTTTTACACAACTTTCAATAACTCCGGCTGACGCTCAGCTACTAGAAACTAAAAAGTTTTCCGTATTTGATATTTGCCGTTTTTATGGTGTTCACCCAGACAAGGTATTTGCCGGACAATCTACCAATTACAAGGCTTCCGAAATGAGTCAAGTCGCGTTCTTGTCTGACACACTCGATCCTATATTGTGTCGGATCGAGGCTGAATTTAACGCAAAGTTGATACCTAGAACTGTTTCTGGTATTTATAAAATAGAATTTGATCGTAAAGCCTTGTATAAAACAGACATAGCCACACAAACGGCTTGTATGGAGAAGGAAATACAATATGGCGTGTCTACGGTGAACGAATGGCGTGTAAGCCGTGAAGATAAAGCGCCTATAAATGGCGGTGACATTGCGTTTATGTCTTGTAATGTTGCTCCGATTGACTCTCCTAAGATTAAAGGTGAGATTAGTAGAGAAAAAGACGAGCTACCAAAAACAAACGAAAAAACATAGAGTAAAAAGCAATGGAAATAAGGAGTTTTACAGAGCTAGGCGCACCCAAATTATCGGAGGGTAGAATTATTGAGGGGTACGCTGTTGTTTTTGGGAAAGAAAGTCGTGTGATGTATGACGAGGAAAGGAAACGCTTTTTTATTGAGGTTATCGAACATGGTGCAGCAACCGAAGAACTTATAACCCGATGTGATATAAAGGCGGTACTAGAACACGATAAACATAGGCTTTTGGCTAGATGCCGTTACGGTTCCGGGGCACTCGAATTAAATTTTGATGAATATGGCTTGAAATACCGATTCGAGGCTCCATGTACTAGCGACGGGAATTTTGCTTATGAAATGATAAAACGGGGAGACATATTCGGATCGTCTTTCGCTTATTACACTGATGATAAGGATAAAAGTAAAGTCTCATATACGATGAAAGATGGGATGCTGTTGCGTACAGTACACAAGATTGATTATATATCTGATATTTCCCCTGTTTCAGACCCTGCCTTTTTTGGTACAGATGTAACAGTTAGAAGCCTTGAAAATATAGAACAGCTTCTTAATGGTGACACAAATAGTGATTATTTATCCGAAATAGAAAACTTAGAAAAATTTATTTGACATGACAAAACTTGAAGAAGTAGCTCTGCTTAAAGAGCAAATGAGAAATCTGTTATCACAAGCAAAAACAGAAAAAAGAAGTCTGACAGACGAAGAACAGACTAAATTCAACGAGTTAATGACTCGTAAAAATCAGATCGTTATTGACGAGACTCTTAGAAGTCTGGAAAGTAGCAAATCTGCAATTTTGCCAGAAAACAAAAGAGCTATCTTTGCAAAGGCTTTATATGACGTTTGCAATCATCGTTCTTTGGAAGAATACGGGAATTTTGCTGATGCAAAGGGGCTTAATTTCTCTATGCGTGCGGAGGGTGATCCTGTAAGAACAAGTTCAACCGATGCCGCTCCGATGATCCCGACAACAATCGGCGATATTATCGAACCGCTTGAAAAGGGGCTTATTGTTAATAAGTTGGGTATTAAGATGCAATACGGTTTGATTGGCGAATTGATGTTTCCGACATTGGCGGCTGTAGAAGCTACAATTGAAGGCGAGAACACCAAAATAAATCCGACAAAACTGGATATTGGTAATTTAAAGGCGCATCCGTGGCGTTTGGGTATTTCTATCCCATTGTCTAACGACGCAATTGATCAGACAAACGATGCTTTGTTTGATGTCACCGTTAAACAATTGTCTTTGTCAACTGCTCGTACATTAAATAAGATTATGTTTGCCGGAGAAAAGCAGGGACTTGCCTCAAAAGGTGTGTTTGTGAAAGATTCTCCAACAGTGGAGTATGAAGTTGCTCCCACATTCGAGGACGTTGTAGCGCTAGAAACCGCAGTAATGGATGAAAACGTAGATGTTACTGACGGAACGGCAGCATATATTTGCAGTCCGAAAATGTGCGGTAAATTAAAAACTACACGTATTGAAAAAGGTTCTCCCGAAATGGTTCTTAAAGACGGGATGATGAATGGCTATCCGGTGTACATGACTAATTACATGGGTGCGGATGAACTCGGCTTCGGTGTCTTTTCGAACGTTGGTATCGGTCAATGGGGAAAAATTCGAATGACTATTGACGATGTGACTCTAGCAGACACTAACGAAACGAAGTTTACGCTAAACTCAAAGTATGACATTGTTGTAGCTCGCCCAGAGGCATTCGCAATCGCGAAGAAGAAAGCGGTTGCAAAAGTTGCAAAAGCATAACACACTACTAACTACTTAAAAACGAAAAGGCTTTGGCTTCATAGCCTTAGCCTTTTTTCATACTTATAATTATGCCACAATACGTAACACTCGAAGAACTCAAACAGCATTTAAATGTCGATTTTGATACGGACGATACATATATAACCGAACTTATTGAACCCGTTCAACTTGCAATAGAGGCGTATTTAAACGCTCCGTTGGAAGGTTTTGCAAAGGAGGGGAAAATTGATCGTCGTATTTGGCACGCAATCCGCATACTTATTGCGAACTATTATGCTAATCGTGAATCGGTTACATTTGCCACACCGCAAGTAATACCGGGACACGTAGAACTATTACTGCAACCTTTAAAGCGATACACATAATGCAAGCGGGATTATTAAACGAAATGATCGGCTTTTATCGTAGTGAATCAATCCGGGATAGCCTCGGCGGTACGTCTGAAAGTTGGGTGAAAGTATTCGATAAGCGTGCGTATATCCGTTTTAAGTCTGGTGCACGAAAAGAGGCTAACGGCGAAATCTATAATACGACCGTAAACACGATAATGATTCGCATTTGTAAAGAGGTCAACGCTAAAATGCGGATCGAATACGACGGGCAGAAATATAAGATTCTATCTATCAATCACGATCGGAAGCAGCAGGCAACGGTCATAGAAGCGGAGGTAATCAATGAGTAATGAAAACTATACTGGGCGGAATTTGTATCGCGTCGAGGTAGATACAAAAAAGGTAAACGAGTTGTTGGATCGCTTGAATGATGATGAAGCAAAGAAAGCGATTAAATCAGCATTAAGAAGGTCTATTCTCATCATTCGCAAACAGGCGCAGGAAAATTTAGTTTCTGCTGTTACAGACGCGGAGCTTTCGAGTACGAAGAATGGTTTGACATTCAAGCCGTTAAAGAATGAGATAAACATAGCTGTTTACCGTAATGCCTCCGGCGCACGTGTTGACTTAATCGACAGACGAAAGAAAGGATCGCGAGCATATATGCTGAAATGGTTTGAATCTGGAACGAAAGAACGAGCTACCAAAAAAGGAGCGAATAGAGGTATTATAAATGCTTCTCACTTCTTTTCTAATGCGGTCAAATCGAAGCAGAAAGAAGCGGAGGACTCACTAGAGAAGAATATTATTGATTCAATTATAAAAGTAGCAAATAAAAAGAAATGAGTTTATCAATAGGCGCACACGTATATAAGAAACTAAGCGATTCTACGGAGTTGGCAAAGTTGGTTACTGATAAAATCTATGCGATCTCAACCAAAACGGAAACATCTTTTCCGTTCGTAATCTACAAACGTAGTTCTCTAGTTCCAGAGTACACCAAAGATCGTTACGGGACTGGGGATGCTGTTTCGGTTGAGATCGCCGTTGCTAGCGACAATTATCTGAACTCTATTACTATCGCGGAGGAAGTGCGCAAGGCATTAGAGAACAAGCGAGGAAGCTACGACGGTTTCGATGTGATCGACGCAAAGTTAATGAGTGCGGACGAAGATTTTATTGAAGATACTTTCATTCAACGTCTCGTATTTTCTTTTAAAACAGAATAACTAACAAATAAAACACGATTAAAATTATGAGTAAAGCAAAAGCAGTATTAGGAAAAGACCTAATGTTATTTGTAGAGGCTAAGGCGCTAGCTTTGGCGACTTCCTGCAAATTAGGTTTGTCGGCTGAAACTATCGACACGCAAAGTAAGGACTCCGGCATTTGGACGGAAAAGGACATTAAAAAACTGTCTTGGAACGCTTCGAGTGATAACTTGTTTAGTGCTGACGCTGACGCGAATAGCTACGACAAGTTGTTTGCCTTGTTTATTGAACATAAACCTATTACGTTGAATTTTGGCGTTATAGCTAATGCGAATGAAAACGAAATGCCCACTGCGGGGTGGACGCTTTCTCCCGGTTCCTACACAGGAAAGGCGGTTATTACTTCATTAGAAGCGAATGCACCAGATGGAGATAAAGCGACTTTCTCAATTTCCTTTGAAGGTACGGGACCGCTTAAAAAAGAAACTACCGTACCCACTAGTAAGTAATCATGAGCGGCGCTTTGCCGCTCTAAAATTATTATTCAATGAAAACAATATCAATTAACGGAAAGGACTTCGTCTTAAAATACTCGCTTCGAGCATTTTTTATCTTTGAAAATCTATCCGGCTATCCGTTCCAATTCGGTAAAATGATAGACGAATTTCTTTTGTTTTATTCGTTCCTACTTGCAAATAACGAATCGTTCACAATGGAATTTGACGAGTTTATAGATTCGTGCGAAAGCGATCTGACATTATTCAATCAGTTTAAAACACTTCTTTTGGATGAGATCAAACTACGTTCGCAATCGGCAGGAAATGACGTAAAAAAAAAGAAGGTGACGACGCGGAAGAAAAAGCAGTAAGTATCCGCGAACTCTATTCGCGTGTTGTCGGAGAGGGCGGTATCGCTCCTGATTACTTCCTCGATAAAATGAGCTTTATCGAGGTCGAATCGTTTCTAGACGGATTGAATCGACGCAATCGCGAGTCATGGGAGCAAACTAGATTGCTAGGTTACATCATAGCACAATCGAATAGCACAAAGACGCTAAAGCAAACCGACATACTCCGCTTCCCGTGGGATGAAGAAGAGAAGAAAGATACTAGCGTAACTAACGAGGAGATGAAACGGCTTAGAGCTAAAGCGAAAGCATTAGAATCACAATTAAACACGAATAAAGATGTCTGATATAGTAACAAGATTATTGCTTAAAACAAATGACTTTGACGCGAATCTAAATAAGTCGAAGAAGAATGTAAACGGGTTTCAAAGCGACATCGCTAAAATGTCCGGCGTTGCAGTATCGGGAGTTATGAAGTTTGCCGGAGTTCTCAGTATTGCTGTAACTGCTTCGGAAGGGTTCAATAAAGTAATGAATAGCAGTCAGACGCTAGGGGATGAATACGCCCGTACTATGGATGGCTTAAAAGGTGGTGTGGATCAATTTTTTTACTCTATCGGTAGTGGAGACTGGACACCGTTCATGAACGGATTATCCGAAACTATACGGCTAGCGCGGGAAGCATACAACGCGATGGATCAATTAGGAAATACTAAAATGTCATTTTCTTATTTCGACGCAAAGAACCAAGCAATATTACAGGAGCAAATAACTATCTTAAAAGACAAGGACTCAACGGAAGAACAAAAGAAAGCAGCTAGGGAGCTATTAGACAAGACGTTGAAAGACCAAGAGGAAATCGTAGGGCAATACAAGCGAAGGAGTAATAATGCGGTACGGGCGATGGTAAAGGCTGCTATAGGGCTTGACGGTGTGGATGTTTCGGGGATAGACATAGATAAAGTGCTAAAATTAGACGTATCTTCAGCAGGTGATGAACAAAAGGCACAATTAGCAAAACAGTACAAAGACTTCGTAGATGAATACGACCGTTTGAAAGCCAAATTCACAACTTACGAAACTGTTGGTTCTGGGATGAATGTACACACAGTTGCGACTACAGACGCAAAAGCTTTAGGAGAGGCAATAAGCCCGATGTTGGCAAAGTATCAAGATGCAATACAATATAACGCGATTTTAGTAAAGAAGAGTGATGAATGGTTACAGAATTTGATCAATGTCTCGGCGGCGGCAGAGGCGGCAGGTCGAAACTTATCTAGTATGACTAAAGCAGCAAATCGCGCCTCTCAATCTGGTACAGGTGGAAATCCGCCTAAAGAAAAATCTAAAGAGGGTTCTATCGCTTGGCATGACTCCGAAATCTCTGATCTAAATAAGAAACTTATTGCTGAAACCGACATGCAAGCGCGTGCAACGATTCAAGCAACGATAAACGAGCTAGAACAAAAGAAGGTTAAACTCAAATTTGTAGTCGATCAGGAGGCGTTCAAAATTGCTCACGGCGAAATGAAAGACGGCGCCTTGCCGATTCCTATAAAGCCTACATACGATAAAGTTCCGACACATGGGAATACTGGAAAAGATTTTAAGTTACCTAAGCATGATCCACTCTTTAAAAAAGAAGATATAGACTTGAATCAAGAGTATGCCGAATCGCTTGCAAATATTAGTGGAGTCGTTGGGAGTATGTCGGGTCTATTCGATGATAATACGGCTTCCGTCCTGCAATGGGGAGTTAGTTTCCTGTCAACTGTCGGGCAAGCTATTCCGAAGATACTTGAAATGGCGGGTGCAAATGAGGTAGAAGCGGAAACGGCGCGTAAAAGTGCAATCGCGAATATGTCGGCAGCAGGGGGTGAGGTTTTAAAAGCTCACGCAGGAATCCCCTTTGTCGGTATTGCTCTAGGTTTGGCGGGTGTTGCTGCTATTATTGCCGCTATGTCAAGTATGCCGAAGTATGCAACGGGTGGTATTGTTCCGGGCACATCATTTACAGGCGATAAAGTTCCGGCTTTATTGAATAGCGGCGAAATGATATTGAACGGGTCGCAGCAAAGTAATCTGTTTCGTATGCTTAATTCGGGTTTATACGGTTCGCTATCGCAGAAAATAGCACCGAGTGGAAACGATGATATTCGCTTATATAGCGATGTTGAAATAAAAGGAGATCGCATATTTTTAGCATTACATAATCACATCAAGAAAACAGGTAAAAGACTATGGTAAACTACGGTACAATATACACACTTCCTTTCAAATCTCGAAAGGAAGTTTCTTATTTGATTGAGATACAAAAGGAAAACTATACGGGCGATTCTGTTGAGTTGGTCGGTAGTGGTAGTTCTCCTTTCTCTGTTTCGATTGAGGACGAAGATTTCTTGTATATTCCTACTCGATTCTCAAAAGCGGTGATTCGTGTTGTGGGTGGTGATTATTTGCAAAGTTTATATTCTACCGGGTATCAACAGTATAGGGTGAATTTTAAACGTGAAAATAACATTGTCTGGACGGGATTTGTAAAACCGGAACTTTATACGCAGGATTACACATCTACCAAATTCGAGCTAGAAATAGACTGCATTTCTGCAATGGGTACGCTAGAATATATCAATTATAAGCAGGGTAGGAGTGATACTAGAAGTTTTATAAGCATCTGGGAGTTATTAAAAATGTTCATATCTGAGTCTCGCGGGTGTTATTCCTCCGTCTTTATTCCTCATGTGTACGCTAAAGATCAATCTAGTTATAATAAAGAATCAAACATATTAAAGGAGTTAACGATCAGCGAACAAAACTTCTTTGACGAGGATGACAAGGCGATGACATTAAAAGAGGTTTTAGAAGAAACTTGTAAGTTTTTGAATTGGACCTGTGTAGATTGGTTGGGAAATTTATATTTTGTTGATGTAGACCACAAAGGAACATATCACGAGTACAATCTTGATATGACATCTTTTACTCAGCAGTCCCCTAACCGATTCAAAGTTTCCGAGATTGGTTATGCGGGTTCAGAGCACTTCCTTGATATTCTTCCCGGTTATAACAAAGCGACAATAAAGTGTAGTAATTATTGTTACAATGATATTATATCGGAGGAAGAATTTAAGAAGTTGAGTACGTTTGCTGAAAGGAAAACCTATAATTATAAACAGTATTATGAAACAAGGCAGTATCTAAAGAGCAAGGTGTTTAAACTCCCACGCTATGAGAATCTCAATGATAATAAGCCTTATTGTAATTTAGTAGACGAGAGCGTAACCAATGTGTACATAGACGAACCTACACGATATTTTCTAGGCGGTTATTGTGCTAAGAGGTGCGAGTACGAAGTGAATGACGGCAAACCAAATATCTCTGATTATAATTGGGAATATCTTTATCAGTTTAAATTAGTATCGGATTACAACTACACGTATCCGAGCACTGTTCCGCCCACAGGTGACGAACAAGAGGACCCAGATTGGAAGCCACCAATGATAACGGTTCCCAAACAATTAGGAACCGGATCGCCTCTATTGAAATTTAAAGATAATAAGCCAATTAAGTACTTTGATGGAGCTTTCGGTATCAGTATGTCATATAGTCATCCATTGAATGCTAGTAATATGACATCGTATGAGAAATATAATTCTGGTGGTGTCTTTGGCACGGAGATAGCATGTAGATTAATTGTAGGTGACTACTACTACACTAATAATGGTTGGGTTAAATCCACTACAAAACCGACGGGACTAGATTTGACTTTTGATTTGGACTTTAAATTAAAGAAGCCGGATGAATGGGTAAAAAACGAAAATACTAAAACTCTAAGTATGCCCTACGAAGGTTTGGTCGGATACGTGATCGAGATTCCGAACAATATTAATCTGTTCGGACAATTAGAATTTGAAATTTTAAAAAAGGTATGGCTCCCGGAAGGAGTGTCCGGATATGGCTTTTTCTTAAAAGATATAAAAATAGATTTTAAAAAGAAGGTCATAGATAATAATAACATCGAAGAGAATAATTCGGATCGGATTTATGAGAATGTAGTGAATGAAAGCTATATTAATCCTCTTGATGAAATAGAATTTAAAATATCAAGTTACAATAATGACGGAGCGTGTTACAGTAAGGTAATGTTAGGGAGTGACTATTTAAGGGATAATCTTTATTCATCCATCGAAAACGCTTTAGTACGTCCAGAAGAACAACTAATAAGAAGGATAATTAACCAATACGGAGCTACCAAAATAAAGCTAACACAGGTATTAAAGAATAGCGAATCTATTACACCTATATCTGTGATTTCAGACAATTATATGAATGGGAAAAACTTCATCGTTACAGGTGGTGAAATAGACTTTGCGGCAGAACAGTTCACCTGTAAAATGATACAAACTAATGGCTATACAAATAAAGAATAAGGCTATCCCTGCATTGCCACGATCAAAGAACTATCCCGTCGGGACTACTATATTTAATTCCGGGGGTGGTTCTCAATCTTCTTCTAGTTCCGGTCCTGTTTCCGATACGGGATTAACAAAAGAAATTCGTGTCAATGCGCCTCAGACCGGGCACATATCACCGGGCGCTATCTTTAAGCAGGGTACGGGGTATGAGCAAATATTTCGCAAAATGCTATATAAACCTGTTCCTGCTACACTTGTAGGCAAGCTGTCGACAGCAAACGATGTAGAATACGGATCGGCAAAGGGTATACTTACTTATACGGCAACACGCAACGATAACGGCGCTATGATTAAATCGTATTATGATGACAACGAAGAGAATGTACTAGAGTTCTCTTCGGAAGTCAATGCTGCACAAACAGCAATACGTCGTCTTACAGGGAATTATACGAAGGGAGAAACCTACACCGCTACGGCTGTTTTTGCCGCGAGTGATGATTTGGACGAAATAACTTTGAATAGTAAGATTAGTGTTAATGTACTCCGTAAATGGTTTGCGGGTGTATGCAGCTCTATTCCTTCTAATTCATTGGAAGTTCGTTCGTTACTATCCAATGGCTTGTATAAGGGTGCAGGGATATATAAATTTCCTGTAGGACAGTGGAAAATGTTTGTGATCTGTATTCCGGCTGATACGATAAAAGAACTAACATTGACATCTTATCCGGGTAATTTTATAGAGGATACAGGCGTTTGTACTGGACCTTCCGAGATCAAGGTAGAAGGAGCAAACGGTAGTGAAGCGATTACATATAAGATGTGGGTTATAAAATCTGTTATGACAAATGACGCTGATACATTTACTTTTAAGACTATATGACAATGAATAAAGATAATTTAGTTAATGTCCTGTTATCCGGTTTAGCATCTTTAAATATACCGGGTGCTAGTCTGGCGATCCAATATCGGAGGACATCGGATCGTCCCATCGATGCAACTGATACTTGGAACAGTATGGAAGATGCGTTAAGATATGCACGTAACACAGATGCAGAGGCTTATGTACCCTATTTTGGTCAGGCAATATCGGTAAAAGGCGATAAGAGTTTATATCTTTTGGTTGAAGATGAAACGATCTCTAAAGAGGATGGCAGGAATCATTTTAAACTACACAAGGTATCTACGGAAGAAGTCGCGGATGCAAAGTATTTAAGTAAAGTTGTAGAAGATACTGCCGAAAAATTAATTCACTTTAAAGGTGGGATTGATGTTATAGGGACTTTGACAGCTTGTATCGCAAAGTTTTCCGGTGATATTTCCTCTGCTAATTATGCGTCTAAGTTGCTAGGATGGATAATCAAGGCTTCCGGTGATGCAGAGTTTAAATCGCTTCGTGTTAATGAATTTTTAGAGGCTGACGAACTAAGATATAACCGTGTGTCTGTTATAGCCGGGGAAGAATGGAACGCACCGGGCGGCGGTATAATAGAATCAGTAAATACGTCAAGCCAAACCATTACACTTAAACTGGAACCGGGCGAGTTGGCTAGCTTGGCAGTGGATGATATTTGTAAAGGCATATTTAACAACCAAACAGGATTCCAGACCGCCTATTTTCGTATTACCGAAAAACTGAGTAATTCGACCTTTAAATACGTGCTTAGAAGTGGCGCTTCTCGTCATCCTGCTAAGCTAATGCACTTCGTTGCGTATGGTAACTTCACAAATGCGGATCGTCAAAGGTCTAGCTACTCAACTCAAAGCTATTCCCGTTATCTTGTAGGCGTGAGCGATTGGGAAATAAAGGTAGGTATGATTGCTATGCAGCTAGGCGACTTGTCTAACTTAAAGCTATTCGGTCTTGATATGACCGGACACAGTGCGTATTTACGCAATATCTATATGTCTGGAACCATCAAACAACTTTCGCAAGATGGGGTTACAGAAGTGCCCGTAACGGCATTCAAAGGGGAATGGAAATCTGGAACATATTTCTATTATGACGAAGTTACACATAACGGGAGTACATATATATGTATTGAAGATAAAACCAATCAAGAACCAAGTGAAACCGCCACAGATTGGCTTAAGCATGTTTCTAAGGGCGACAAAGGGGACAAGGGCGATAAGGGTGCAACAGGTCCTAAAGGTGAAACAGGTCCTACCGGATCGCAAGGTATTCCCGGTACATCCCAGTTCTTCCATGTGAAGTACTCCGCCAACTCGAACGGTAATCCCATGTCTGATACTCCGAACACTTATATCGGTACTGCGGTGACAACTAGTTCGACCGCTCCGACCGGGTACGCCTCATACAAGTGGGTGCAGTTGAAAGGATCGCAGGGACCCAAAGGAGATCAAGGTATCAAGGGACCAACGGGAGCGGACGGTAAGACTACCTATCTGCATATCAAATACTCGGATAACGGTACGACGTTCACGGCTAACAATGGTGAGACTCCGGGCGCATACATCGGGCAATACACCGACTTCACGGCGGCAGACAGTACGACATTCTCTGCTTATACTTGGACGAAGGTGAAGGGTGACAAGGGCGACAAAGGGGACAAGGGCGATAAGGGTGCAACAGGTGCGACAGGTCCTAAAGGTGAAACAGGTCCTACCGGATCGCAAGGTATTCCCGGTACATCCCAGTTCTTCCATGTGAAGTACTCCGCCAACTCGAACGGTAATCCCATGTCTGATACTCCGAACACTTATATCGGTACTGCGGTGACAACTAGTTCGACCGCTCCGACCGGGTACGCCTCATACAAGTGGGTGCAGTTGAAAGGATCGCAGGGACCCAAAGGAGATCAAGGTATCAAAGGACCGACCGGAGCCAACGGACAAACTTCTTACTTACACATCAAGTACTCGGACAATGGTACGACGTTTACCGCCAACAACGGTGAAACTCCGGGCGCATACATCGGGCAATACACCGACTTCACGGCTACGGATAGCACGACGTTCTCCGCTTATACGTGGACGAAGGTGAAGGGTGACAAGGGCGACAAAGGAGATAAAGGGGATAAGGGGGATAAGGGTGAACAAGGAACACAAGGAGCAACAGGATTGCCGGGCGCTCTTATTCGTCCACGTGGTGAATGGAAAGCGAGCACGGCATATGTGAATAACTCTCAATACCGGGATACGGTCATTTATAATGGAAATACTTATTCATGTAAAATAAGTCATACATCTTCCAGTTCCTTCGACTCTACAAAATGGACTCTATTCAATGAGTTTATTAATGTCGCTACGCAGTTGTTAGTAGCTCAGAACGCAACGATTGACATATTAGGTACATCCGGTTTGTTTGTTGGCAATCTATCTAAAACGCAAGGATGGATGATGAAAGGAGCTTCGATCAAACATAATGTTACCGGGTTAGAATTGACAGCAGACGGAAAAATCAATATCGGTAAAGGGACACTTATACTTTCTGCTAATAATACTATTATTCGCGGGACTTCTGGCGGTGACATCGCTATATTTAAGGAAGTTAACGGAGTTCCGATGATTGATGCGAAAAATATAAATACGGAAAACTTGGTAGTGAAAACCGGAGCTTCAATTGGAAAGTGGAAGGTTACTGCGGACGGTCTAGCTATCAACGGACAAAATTACGCAAATATTGATTTGAATATTTCTGGTAATAAATTTCTCCGCATAAACGGACGTGGTGATACTGGGATTATGGTTATTCGTAATGATGCGGGTAGCGGTCTTTCTATCTCCACAGCGAGTAGTAGTTCCAAAGCTTTAAGTATTTTAGCTCAAAGCTATGGAATGGCTATAGATTCAACAGGAAGTCATAAGTTTTTGCAACGAGCGGGGGAGAAATGGGATGCTCCGGGTGCTCTGATCGCGGGAAGAGTTAGCGCCGGAGGATCAATCGAGAACACATGGGGTAATGGTGTTACTTCTATATCGGCATCAAGAAACAGGGGTGATGGTGGGTATACTATATATCATAACTTGGGGCATAACAATTATTACGTAATGGTTACACCGACGTGCTATTGGGATAGAGGATATACATGGGCTTCGGCTATGATATTAGAAAAAACTAATAGCTATTTTCAAGTAGATATAATCCATACAACAGCGGGATCACGTAACGTAGCTTTTGAATTTGTAATGATAGGCAGAAATAAGATTTAATTAATAATGAATATGAAAATAGACTTTAGAAAAATCGAAGTAACAGATATCGAAGGGAATAAGAGTACTTTCAATATAAGTAAGGAGTTAGGTAATACTATCTACCAGAAAACCGCCGATCTGGGCGAATTGGAGTTAGCACAGAGAATCTACAAAAACGGTGAGGTCGAATTGTCAACAGACGAAGCGGAACGCATCAAGGAATACGTGAGAACTAACTTTGTCGCAGTCGTACAGATAGCGGTTAATGAAGCGCTTGCGAAAGGCTGATTTAGCACAAAAACATATTATAGAACTATATATTATTAATCACTTAAAAAACAGAGTTTATGAAAACAAAGTATTTAACAGAGAATTTGAGAACTACACAGGTCGAATCTACTGCAAAAGGTGGTGAGTATGAGTATCATGTTTCTTACGTGTATAATGGTAAGAATCTGCTTCGCTTGTCATGTAACATCTATAAGGGTAATGCCGAGAATCAATCCTATTCAGGTTGTATGTCATTCGAAAATGGCGATAAGTCGATGAACTTTCCTGCGGATAGTGATATTATCCCGCATCTTACTATGTTTGAAAATATTTTGAAGGAAGTAAATGAGTCGTTGACTGCCGAATAGAGCTACCTAAAACAGACGAACAAGACTACAAATAAAAGACATGGATGAATGGCTAAAAATCATAGGTGCATTAGGAGGATTAGAGGCGATCCGCTTTACTGTTACTTTTCTAGCAAATCGAAAAACGAACGCTCGAAAGGAAAAGGCTACGGCAGACTCGATGGAGTTGCAAAACTTGCTTTCTATCATTGATAATCTGAACAAGCAGATCGAGCGATACGACGAGCGATTAAAACAACGGGACGAAAAAGTAGACACGATTTATCGCGAATGGAGAACATCGCAAGCAGACTGTCAGAATTGGATGCGCAAATACTACGAACTTGAATTAGTTCTAAAGGATGCAGAACACAACCGATGTGACAGACCGGACAGCGAGTGCAGCCGGAGAACTCCGCCGCGTAGACCGATAACTATTAACCAAAACAATAAGGAGACAACAGAATGAAACACTTCACAATTAAGGAACTTTCTCACTCCGATACGGCATTAGCAAAAGGAATTGATAATTTCCCAACGGCGGAAGCTATCAGTAATTTAACAAAGCTAGTAGACAATGTACTCGACCCGCTACGCGAGAAATACGGTAAGCCGATCCGCGTTAGTTCCGGCTATCGTAGTGCAATTCTTAATCGTAGCGTTAACGGAGCTACATCTAGCCAACACAGGTTAGGAGAAGCCGCCGACATAACAACCGGAAGCAAGGACGAGAACCGGAGGCTATTCGCAATTATCGAAAACGAATTGCTTTTCGATCAGTTGATCGACGAAAAAGATTTCTCATGGGTGCATGTGTCATTCAGAGAAGGACGCAACCGGAAACAAGTATTAAAGCTATGAAACGGCTAATTTATATTATCATGTTGCTAGCGTTAGCAATATGTTTTGTATCCTGCCGGACTCAATACGTTCCTGTTGAGACAGTTCGCACCGAATATAAAACGCGTGATAGTATCCGGTTTGATAGTATTTATCAACGAGATAGTATTTATATACTCGTAAAGGGTGACACGATCTATCAATACAAATACAAGTATCTGTATCGTTACCTAACAACAAATCGTACTGACACGATTCTTAAAACCGATTCTATTCAAACTCCCTACCCGGTCGAAAAACAGTTAAGCCGATGGCAATCTATTAAAATAGAGTTGGGCGGATGGGCGTTCGGTTTGGTTATTGCATTTATCTTGATGGTAATAGGACGAATAGTATATAAACGAAGAAATGGATAATAGACAAGAAAACCCCGCAACGGCTCGAATTGCGGGGTTAGTGTCAAATTAAAACGCATTAGAGTATGCGGATCGAGCCTAATAAGTTAGATATGTCCGATAAAGCATAGTTTAAACGCTCCTTTTCTTCCTCACTAAACTTGCAGGGTTTCCCATTGACGATACATCCGTTTATCCTGTTATTTAGCCATTGCCGGGACTTACCGAAATATTTCTTAGCGATATACGACAAAGATATAACGTCTTTAACTTCTTCTAATTGTTTGCGCACGCTGATTTCGTGCTCTATCTCATTTAATTCTTCGTTGACTTCTTTGTATCCGTTAAGGATAAAATCGGCTATAATATTTGCATCCTCTTTAGAGGTAAATCTATTCTTTATTTCGATAAACTTACTCTGATACAGAGCCTCATTCTCCGGTGCCGGATTATTTAGAAGCTCCTGTAATTTTTTTAATTCATCTTTTAAATTTTCCATATTTATAGTTTTAATTCCTCCCATTTCTGGGAGGAAGATTTTTACTTTTCTAGTTCTTTCAATGCTTTCTCAATGTTTTCGATGTTCTTTTCAACTCTTAGTTTTTCATCGAGAATAGCGTTCATTTTCTTTTCGTCCGCATCGCTGTTATTTTCAAAAACAAAGTCGAGCATTTTCTTTTTTGCTTTGTTCTGCATTAACAAGCTAATTAGATAATCTGTTTCGTTACTCATTGTTATTATGTGTTTTAATTTGACTCTACAAAGATAATATACATTTGTATATTATGCAAGTTTTAAGCGAATTATTTTCGATAAATCATGCGCTGATCTTAGAAAACTCATTTATTAAGGTTGTTAGTATATAGTTTAGTTTGTTCCATTTATCAACATCGTTAACGTGATCAATAACTTTTCTTATTGTTTCGTCTGCGTGTTTGCGCATAAACTTCACATAGTTAAAAATGGGGCGATTCTTTTTAACCGATTGCCCAATGCAATACTCTAAAAGTTCTAAAGGTATATTTAACTCGTATCCGTGCTGCACAAACGATTTTCGAGCCGAATAGTACACTACTCTTTTATTTATTCCTAGATGATCGGCAAGCCTTTGAATTTGCTTTGTCACATAGTTGCGGAAATTATCATAAGAGTAATTATATGCAAAATCTAGCTTCCCATTTTTCCCAATCCATCTTTTTATTACCTTAATTCCGCAACACTATTATAAAATATTTTTTTTAAGTACC